CCCATCTGAAGATGGGCGTTACTCCATAGTGCGGTAGCGTCCATCTCTTAGTTGGGTCGGATCCTCTTCAAACCAAAAATCATGCAACAACTACAACTAGCTCTTTTCCAGAAGATTATAATCTTTCTGGACAGGTACTACTTGAAAGTTGGTGCTGATCTTGGACTTATCCGAGAATGGGTTTCGTTAGTAGACAAGAGGTTGACCACACGGGGACCGGTTGACACTGTGGCTTGGATCAAATTGATCCGCCTAGCCTCAACTCGGTACCTGTGTGGGTCTCCCTTGTCACCTAGCGAATGCCCTGGGGTGGAGCTTGACGAGAGCGGTTTACCGAAAATCGCTGTCGCCCAGCTCCTCCGTGACCGCCAAACGAACCATATACGGTTAGGTCTTACGTTACTGAATGTAAGCCGAATCGTAAAAGGAACTAAAGCCGCTGATCTAAGTACGATTACAGAGCCAGGGAAGGATTTTGACTCCAGTATAGGAGCTTCCTTCGCTGCCACTGTAGATCGCTTAGGGTGGCGACTTGAACGTCCCATATGGGAAGGTTGGCATGTCACTACCAAGGCAGGCCCGAATGCTCAAGCTCTATTGGGTGCCATCGAGGACGTGTCCCTCCTTTCCGAATCCAATATAAGGGATATTGGTATTCTGGGGGGTGAGGACATTGTCCGGGCGATTGGAACCCTCCAGCTCTTTAGCCCCCTTGCCTGGCTCGGTAAGTTTGGTTTAACTCCGAAGGGTCGGAGATCCAAACTTGCCCGAATCAGGGACAAGGAAACCAAGTGCCGGATTGTTGGTATCCTTGATTATCCGACACAATCAGCTCTTTACCCTCTGCATAACGCCCTTATGGGTCTTTTGAAGAGGCTGAAGCCTGATTGTACGTTTAACCAAGGATCCTTTAGAACCACACTACCTTTAAAAGGACCGTATTACTCTTATGATCTCTCAGCCGCGACTGACCGGTTTCCTTGCAAGCTGCAAGAAATCGTTCTTTCTCGGTTGATTGACCCAGAGTATGCGGCAGCATGGTTACGAGCTACGACAGACCGAGACTTTGCGGTCACATGGACTCGACCAGCTGAGAACATCCGTTA